GCAACCGCCAGTATCGCCTCTCGGCTAGAACAATCTGGTTGTAAGGTTGTCGATATGTCGGGCCAGATCTTCTACACAGCGTGTAGCGATCTGCTCGATGCTATCGTGAACAATCGAATAGTCCACTCTGGCCAGACTGAGTTGGTCTCGTCAATGAATAATTGCGGAGCAAAGATCAACGATGCAGGCTGGCGCATTGTGCGCCGTAGATCCGCGGGGGATGTATCTGCTGCGATAGGTCTGGCCATGGTGGTTCATCAACTACTGAAACCGGTGTCGAAACCTGCCATATTTGCGTAGAATGTCCGTTTTGTGTGGTATCCTTTAGGTCATGGCATTCTGGGATCGCTTCCTCATTCAAGCACCTAAGGTACAAAGCGAGGTCAAGGCTCAGTATGCCCCTGCCGTCATGGGCGATGATTTCGGATATTTCAATACCCAACTCATAACCAAGGTCAGCCGAGACGTTGCAATTTCTTTGCCAGCAATCGTCAGATCGCGCAACCTTATTGCAGGCACAATTGCAAGCATTCCGTTGCATCTCTATCGGAAATCCAATGATGAGCGACTCGGATCTCCCAAGTGGTTAGAGCAACCGAGCATTCACCAGCCTCGATCAGTAACTCTTGCATATACAGTCGATAGCCTTCTTTTTTACGGAGTCGCATATTGGCAAGTTACCGAGTTATATGCTGATGATGGCCGTCCGGCCCGATTTCTCTGGATTGCACCAACTCGCGTAACTCAGCAAGTCTCACCAGATAATCAATTCGTCACGCAGTATTACGTTGATGGCAAGCCAGTACCCATGGAGGGCCTTGGCTCGCTCATTACGTTCCAAGGACTTAGCGAAGGCATTCTCAACACCGGTGCAACTATCATCCGGCAAGCATACGAATTGCAGAACGCAGCGCATCGCGCAGCAGTCGCACCAATTCCATCCGGAGTTATCAAAAACACCGGGGCTGACCTAAGTGAGAATGAAGTCGCTGCATTGCTATCGCAATGGAAAGCAGCACGTCAAAAAGGATCGACCGCGTATCTCACCAGCACTCTTGACTATATGCCCACGTCATTCTCACCAAAAGATATGGGTTATGCAGATCTCATCACTCAAGTCACCACACAGATTGCCCGGCTTTGCAACATCCCGGCTTACTATCTCTCGGCTGATGAGAATAACTCGATGACCTACGCCAATGTCCAAGACGAGCGCAAGCAACTCATCAGCCTTGCTTTGCAGCCATTCATCACGGCAGTTGAGTCGCGACTTAGCATGGACGATATTACGAACACGCAGAACTATGTCCGCTTTGCCGTTGATGATACTTTCCTAAGGGCAGACACAATCACACGCCTGACGGCAATTGAGAAAATGATCTCGCTCGGTCTCATCACGGTCGAGCAAGCACAACAGATGGAAGATCTATCACCCAACGGAGCAGCATGAAACTAACCTTCACAGCAACCGATATACAGGCCGATGAAGGCCGCCGCCTTATCTCTGGCAAGATTTTGCCGTTCAACAACGAGATTGGTTACACCAATGTTGGCCGGGTCAAGTTTCGCTCTGGCTCTGTCCAATGGGATGATGCGAAGAAGGTCAAGTTCCTGCTTGAGCATGACTCCAAGAAGCCACTCGGCCGCGCTCAGTCGATCATGGCGCAGGATGATGCTCTTTATGCGACCTTCAAGGTCTCTGCCACTAGCCGTGGCAACGATGCGTTGATTGAGGCATCCGAGGATCTTCGCTCTGGTCTTTCGGTAGGTGTCGAAGTACTTGACTCAAAGCAAGTCGGTAACACGTTAGAAATTATCAGCGCACGACTTGAAGAAGTTTCTCTGGTATCTAATCCGGCTTTCAAGTCGGCAGAAGTGCTAGAGGTTGCTGCATCCGAAGGCGATGCAGTTGAAGAAAACAACAATGAAAGCGAGGCATCTCAAGTGGAGAACACCACCCCTGAGACCGTTGCGCCTGAGGCAGTCGAAACTCCAGTAGAGGCCTCTCGTCCAACAATTACCGCTGCCGTTGCATACGCGAAGCCACGCATTGACGTCACTCCGGGTGCATACCTTGAGAACACCGTCCGTGCATCGATGGGCGATGATTCTGCTCGTCAATGGCTCGCAGCAGCAGCAGACACAACCGACAACGCTGGCTTGATCCCAACACGTCAATTGTCGGAAGTCATCAACCCACTCAGCAACGCTGACCGTCCGTTCATCGATGCGATCAGCCGTGGCACATTGCCTGATGCTGGTATGACCTTCGAGATTCCAAAACTCACCCAAGCACCAACTGTGGCCGAGACCGCAGAAGGCGCAGCACCATCCGACACCGATCAGAACGTTTCATTCCTCAGCGTTACCGTCAAGAAGTACGCAGGCCAGCAGTCGTTCAGCGTAGAGTTGCTTGACCGCAGTTCTCCAGCCTTCTTTGCTGAACTTGCACGCCAGATGCAATTCGCATATGCCAAGGCAACAAACGCAGCAGTTGGTACTGCTGTCGTTGCCGGTGCTACCGATGGTGGAAACCGCACCATGTCGGCAGCCAACCTTCTCGACTTCATCAGCGATGCAGCAGTCTCGGTGTACACCAACACCCTTGGCTTCGCTACAAACGTTGTCGTTTCGCCAGAGCAATGGGGCGCAATCATGGGTCTCATTGATGGCTCAAACCGTCCTGTTTACGTTCAGACAATCAATCCGCAGAATGCTTCCGGTAACCTGACTCCGTCCGGTGTCCGTGGAAACGTTCATGGCTTGAATCTGTACGTCTCACGCTCACTTTCCGGAACTGGAGACGGCACAATCGTTGTCGTGAACCCAGAGTCGTACACATGGTACGAGTCCGGCACTTTCCGTCTTGAGTCCAACGTGATCTCAACCGGATCAGTCAATGTCGCACTCTATGGCTATGGCGCAATTGCGACCAAGGTAGCCGCTGGTGCGTACAAGTGGATGGTTGCATAACCCATTCAGTAATCGTGACCCCGGTTCGAGGCTCGGCCGGGGTCACCCCTAACAGAGAGGATCAAAATGCCAGCAACATACGTCACAGTTGCCGAGTTGCGCACCAACCTTGGCATTGGCACTCTCTACACCGATGCAATAGTTGAAGAAGTCTGCCAGTCAGCCGAGAACCTAATCAAAGAGAAGTTGTGGTTCAACGAGCAGACCGTTGTGGCTATCTCAGCCCAAGACACAACTGGCCGCATCTACATTGCCGAGAATGTTCAGCAATTCGTGGTCGGCGATGTGGTCACCATCGAAAACGTGCGCCAGCACTACAACGGCAGCAAGACCATTACAGCCGTCAAGAACAACGGCGAGCATTACCTAGAATTCGTCAATGCCCAGATTACGACTCGCGAAAAGCACAGCATTGCGCCTTATGGCCGAGTCTATGGATCTACCAGCATTGATTACGCTACCCTGCCACAAGTCCGTGAAGCAGCCATGATGATTGCAGTCGATATATGGCAAGCCCGGCAAATGTCGGCTACCGGTGGCATCTCACCAGATTTCCAGCCCTCGCCTTATCGCATGGGCAATACCCTTATGGCCAGAGTCCGTGGACTCATCGCTGATTATCTTCACCCCGGCGGGCTTGTAGGATGAGCGCGATCACAACCCTACGAGGAACGCTAGCAACCGCACTAGCGAGCGCAAGCACCTGGCAAGTGTTTTCCTTTCCTCCTGCTACGGTGCTTGCGAACTCTTGCATCATCAGCCCAGATGATCCGTATATCGTGCCAAGCAATGACGGCTACATCACCGTTGCGCCTTTGGTCAATTTCAAGATTACGCTCACCAAGCCTTTATTCGACAATCAAGGCAACCTGAACGGCATGGAAGATTACATTCTGGAACTGTTCAGCAAGTTGGCAGCCTCCACGATCAAGTACACCGTGGGAGACGTTTCCGCACCAGCCGTTATGACCGCACAATCCGGCGAGATTCTAGCCGTGGACGTGAGAATCTCGATTCTATCGAGTTGGAAAACCCAAGAAGAAGGAAGAACCCAATGGCGATCACGCTGAATAACAAGGTAGGGGTCAAGATCGATACTGTGGATTTCAGCGATCTCGTCACCGCCGCAACCCTCAACATGGCATTCGAGGAACTCGAAGTTACAGCCATGGGAGACACCGCACGTCAATACGTCAAAGGTCTTGAGACCGCAACCCTCACTCTCTCATTCCTCAATGACCCAGCCACGAATGAAATCCTTGATGAACTTCTCAGCAACTACGGCACAACCGTAGGCGTGAAGTTGATCCAAGACGCTGCCTCAGCAGTTGCAGACGGCAATAAGTTGTACACCTTCGATATTTTGGTCAATAACCTGACCCCGATCAACGGTGCTACCGGCGATCTGTCCTCACAGGATGTAACATTCACCGTCAATAGCGCAGTCACCGTGGCTGATAGCGGCACATTCTAAGGAGCAAGACATGGCGAGCCTCAAAATCATCCAAACGGATGGCACTACAACTGAATGCAAAATCACACCGGCCATAGAGTTCGCGTTTGAGAAATACCACAAGATTGGATTCCTCAAGGCTTTCCGCGAGCGAGAGCAACAAGGCGATCTCTATTGGCTGGCGTGGGAAGCCCTACGCCGCAACGGTGTGACGGTCAAGCCCTTTGGCGAGGACTTCGTTGCCACGCTTGAGAGCGTTGAGGTTATCGAGGACAAAGACCCAAAATAGACCGGGATTCCATGACCTACCTAATAGCCCGGCTATCGGTAGAGACCGGAATCCAACCGAGCGAATGGCTTGAGATGGACGAGAGACTATTTCGAGCCATCCTTGCGTACTTGAAGGAGAAAGCGAGCGCGACTCAAAATGCCAGTAGAAATAAAAGGCATCGTTGAGATTACTCGCGCTATGCGCAAACTAGCCCCGGACATCTTGAAAGAAATGCAGTCCGAGTTACGCCCATTGGTGCGCGAGACGGTCAATGTGGCTAGGGCGAAACTGCCATCTCAGATGGGCTACGAGTTGCGCAACTTCAACGATCCGGGTTATCAGCGCAAGTCTCGCACTAGCAAAACCCGAGCCTTTCCATCCTACGATGCAGGCGAAGTCCGGCGTGGATTGACCTATTCAATGGGCGCATCTAAGGCCAACCGATCGGGGTACGTTTCCGTGCTTCGGTTGCTCAACAAGTCAGCAGCCGGTGGCATTATCGAAACAGCCGGTCGCAAGAATCTCAATGGCCGTGGCAAGACCCACCAGATTACAGTCAATCGTAGATTCAACCCGACCAAGGTCACAGTCAGCAGCACCAAAGATTCACAAAGCAACAATCCCGGTGCTGGTGGTCAATTTATTCGCGCTTTGTCCAACTCCGAGGTTGGGCCACTCAAGCAATATGGGCGCACAGCCGACACCAAAGGTCGCTTGCTGTTTGCCGCATGGGCTGAATCACAGAATCGTCTGATGCCGTTGATCGTTGCTGCTTACGACAAGGCTGGCCGTAGATTCAAGCAGAGATTGGATCTGGCTGCCTAATGGCTATCGACACATCACTATTTATCAACATCGTCTCGCAACTCAAAGACAAGGGCATCAAGGACACCCAAAAGGGCCTCAAGGGTCTCAATGGTCAAACCCTAACCCTGAACCGTAACCTAAGCAGGCTAGCCCGGCGCGTTGCTGTCTTCGAGACGTTGCGTAGATCCTTCCGCGCTTTCGTAGAGGACGATGCGGCTGCAAGGCGATTGAATACCACGCTCAACAACCTTGGGCTTTCATTCTCGGCTCTTGGTGCTGAATCACTTATCGGCAACCTTGAAAAGCAGACCGGCATCTTGGACGATCAACTTCGTCCAGCCTTTGAAACCTTGGCTCGCGTTACCGGTGATTTCAATCAAACCCAAGATATTCTGAACACAGCCCTTGATGTGGCGGCTGGTACTGGTCAGGATGTGGTGACCGTATCGCGGGCCTTGGCTCGCGCTTACGCAGGTAACACAACGTCATTAGCACGTCTCAATACCGGACTGACCAAAGCCGACCTAGCCACCGGCAACTTTGCCTTCGCGCAAGACAAACTCAACAGGCTGTTTGGTGGTCAGGCATCAGCACAAGTCCAGACTTACCAAGGCCAAGTCAATCAGTTGAAGGTCGCGTGGGAGAACGCCAAAGAAGTTATTGGCCTTCAAGTGGTCAATGCTTTGCTAGCCCTGAGTGGTGGCGATGTACGGAACTCGATCAACTTCCTCACGTCAGCCGGTGAGAAGGTTGCCAATGCCTTTGGAGGCGTGTATCGCTTCCTTGAGGCTACCAAGAATATCCTGACCGGGAACTTCGATTTATCCATTGAAGGCCAACTGGCTAACTTCAACAAACTGAACCGAATCAACGACCCGGCAGCAATCCGGGCTTCTGCTCGCGCTCGGCGTAGAGCCATTGAGGACGAGAACAAGGCCGCAACTAAGTTGGCTAGAACTCGCTCAAAGGATGCAGCAGCCCAAAAGAAGGCCCAAGCAGATCTCAAAAAGGCCGAGCAAGACAAACTCAAACTTGCCGAGGCTGGCAAGGTCTTTGACGATGAGCGCATCAGCATTGCCGCTGCTTTGCAGAATGAGACCTTGGATCGCAATGAGATCCTTAGGCTGGAAGTCAAGAAGGCACTTATCAACGAGAATGCCGACCGAGCCGAGAAGTTGGCAGAGCAACTCAAAACATCCCAACGTGAACTCTCAGCCTTAGCCGCCTACAAGTTAGCCAACCCATTCCAAGAGTGGGAAGATTCGCTGGCTCGCATCCGTGCAGGCATGGCATCTATTGGCGTACCAGTTGCCCCTATTAGCCCTCAGGGAACGATTACAGGCCAGATGCCGGAAGTGCCATCCATAGTGCCACCGGGCCAGTCTGGCTTTATTCCCCCAAGCATCACGCAGGAAACCCTCGATGATGTATTCGGCCGTGGCGCAGTCCAAGCCCCGACTATCAACATCAACGTTACTGGAACTGGTGATCTGTCTGACGATACGAAGAAAAAGATCGTGGACACCATCATTGACTACTCGGCCATCGGATATTCCACATCTGGCTGGTATAGGACAACAGGCAACGTAGCAATATGACCTATCCCATCCAACTGACGGTCTCATTTGACTTCACGAATGGGCCATCCTTTGACCCTCCATTCCTCATCGGGATCAGCCAATTAGGTCTTGGGGTTATGGGTGCTGGTGGTACGTCCTCCCAAGTAGTCGATCTAACCAGCCAGACCATCAGCATCAACATCAGGCGTGGCCGAGACCTTACGCAGGACAAGTTCAACCCCGGCACAGCCACGGTGCGAGTCATTGATCCTAATGGTGACTGGAATCCTCAGAACCCGGCATCGCCTTACTTTGGGCTATTGCAGCCGCTACGCAAGTTAGTTGTGGCTGGTACTTACAACGCAGTTACTTATCCGCTATTCGCTGGCTACACGCTAGCCTACAACTACACCTACCCGACCAATGAGGAGTTTGGGTATGTAGACATTCAATGCACCGATGCCTTCACGCTGTTCAACAAGTCAGCCATTACCACCGTCACCGGTGCTACGGCTGGCCAGACCACAGGCACACGCATCACCAAAATCCTTGACGAAATTGGCTTTCCCACGAATCAGCGAGTTATAGACACCGGAGACATAACTGTCCAAGCAGACCCCGGAACACTTCGCACCGTCCTTCAAGCCTTGCAAGACGTGGAGTTCACCGAGTATGGGGCTGTGTATATGGATGCGCGAGGTGACGTGGTATTCCGTGAGCGCACCGACTTGGTGGACAGTCTTGCAGTCACGCCGACCGTCTTCAATCAGACTACGGGCATACCCTACCGAGATCTCAAATTTGCCTTTGATGATAAGTTGATCTTCAACGTGGCTAACTTCACTCGAGTCGGTGGTACTACCCAGACTCATACGGATCAAAACAGCATAGACACTTACTTCCCTCATGCCATCAGTAAGCAGGATCTATTACATGAGACCGATGCGGCAACCCTTGACCTAGCCAAGGCCTATGTTGCCAACCGGTCTGTGACGGATATACGCATCGATGCTATGACCCTTGATCTCACCACGCCTAACTATCAGGCTGGCATCGAGGCGGCTTTGGGGCTGGACTTCCTTTCACCGGTAGAGATCAGCAATGACCAACCCGGTGGCTCGACCATCACCAAGACCTTGCAGATCTTTGGAGTTCAGCACCAGATCACGCCCCGCTCTTGGCTCACCACATTCACGACCAGCGAACCTATCCTCGCTGGATTCATCATCGGCAACAGCACTTACGGTATAATCGGCGTTAGCAAACTCTAGGAGACACAGATGGCCACAGGCTTTCCAGCATCAACCGGTGACGTACTTAGCGCACCCATGTTCAATGAGTTGGTGCAGTACACCATCAACACTCAGTCAGGCACGACATACACCTTTGCATCGACGGATCAGTACCAAGTCCTTGTCTTGACGTCAAATGCCTCAGCCAAGACCGTAAGCATTCCTACCGATGCCACCACCAATTTTGCTATTGGAACCGTTATTACTGTATTGAATACAGGCACAGCAGATACGACAATCCAAGCAGCCTCAGCAGGAACAACGACCGTCACTTCGTCAGGTGCATCAAGCGCAGCACCCAAAGTCGGACAACATAAGGCTGCCGCTTGTATCAAAACGGCTGCTAATACTTGGCGAGTCATTGGGGCTGTCTCTTGATTGGTAATATCGTTGCGGCTTGCTCGTTCAAAGAGCCACCTTTGCCAGAGACGGGTTTCGTTATAGTAGCGGGCGGTGGTGCCGGTGGAGATAACATCGGCGGCGGCGGAGGTGCCGGTGGATTACGAGCATTGCCTTTTACTTTTGCTTTGAGTACAAATTACACCGTGACGGTTGGTGCAGGAGGTACCAAAGTTGCTTACCCGACCGGTGGTAATAGTGGCACTCCTTCAACATTCAGCACTTATAACGTTTCCGGAGGCGGCGGCGGTGGTACCTTCGGAACTACTTACGGCCCTTTCAATGGCGGTTCCGGCGGCGGATCGAGAAATAATTATCAAGTAGGGTTAGGTAACGCTGGCGGTTATTCACCTGTTGAAGGTTATAACGGCGGTCAAGGCGGAGAAAATTTGACCTCCGGCGGTGGTGGTGGTGCGAGCGCAGTAGGCGGCACAGGTGGCAGCGGAAGTGGAAGTTCGTCTGGCACAGGCGGCGCAGGTGCAAGTTCTTATGGTGACGTTGATTTCTCTGGATGGCTTACAATCGTCACAGCCGGTTCCAGCGGGAAATTAGCAGGAGGCGGTGGTGGTGGCGGTTACAGTTCAAACGGCAGATCTGGCGGCGCAGGCGGTGCAGGCGGCGGTGGCGCAGGATCCGGTTCCGGAAATGCAACTGCTGGAACGGCTAATTGTGGCGGTGGTGGCGGTGGTGGAAATCCCGACACATCAAACAGCGCGGCAAACGGCGGTTCTGGAATTGTGATATTGAAGTATCCGTCAACTTTTACCCTTGGCGGCGGCGCAGGACTTACTTCTTCGACCGTCACCAGCGGAAATTTCAAATATACAAAATTTACTGCCGGAACCGGAACAATTTCTTTTAGTTAGGAAATCATGGCTCACTATGCATTGATTGATGAAAACAACATCGTAGTCGGTATAATTACTGGCGTTGATGAAGACGTGATTCAGCAAGACCTTGATGGCACTCATGTCGGAGGGTCAAGCGAAGCATGGGAAGCGTTTTATGCTTCAAGGCCGTGGTTTGAAGGATTGACCTGCAAACGCACTTCATACAACGGCAAGGTAAGAAAACAATACGCCGGTATTGGTTTCACCTATGATGCGGTTGCAGACGTATTTATTGCACCGCAGCCATATCCGTCATGGACACTCGATAAGGCTTTCGATTGGCAGCCACCGAAGCCACGACCACAAGGTTCAGAATGGATATGGGATGAAGCCAACTTGGAATGGATCAATGTCCAAGTCGAGTCCTAGGCTCTGCAAAGCCGGAATCCAACTGAGAGAGCAACTCGATGACTCGTTTCCGGACCGTAGAAGGCCAGATGGTTGGGTTGCCGATGCCCGGCACTATCGCGACAATCCTCGCTCTGACCACATCCCGGATGCAGAGGGATGG